CCACCCAAGTATTCATTTAAGGCGCACTGGGAGAAGGATGGGCGCATTGGCGTGGTTGCGGCCATCGTGCGGCCAGACGGCGGCATACACCTGTTGCAGGACATCATTGACCCACCACAGCGCACAGAGCAAAACTTTTGCGAACGATGCGGCAAGCGCACAAAAGACTTGACCCACATTCACACTTGCACACCACCAAAGGAAAACACATGAGCGATTCATACGATGACTACGAGGTCAAAATGCAACTTGCAGAATATGCATGGGAAGCACAAGAAGCAAGACGCAACTTCCGCACAGAAATTTGGACAACAAAGGATGGGCGTGAAATAGCCATAAAGGATATGGATGACAGACATTTGTTCAACGCCTACCGACACAGCCAAGAAGAATTGCTGATGCGTGAAATGGTGTTGCGTTTGTTTGAAAACAGAATTAAGGAAAACACATGACAGGTTATCCGAACTACCTGTTTTAAAGTTCGGAACAATTGGAGTTAAAACCCATGACAAACGAAATTGAACAAGCAATTAAATTGCTATCGGAAAAAATAGATAAATCTGTGAAAAGTGAAGATGCTTTGCGTTTTACTCAAGCGGCTTTGAATCTTGCCCATGTTCTTGCAACATTGAACAACATGAAAAACTAAAAACAATGCCCCTTCGGGGGCATTAAGGAGAAAAACACATGAAAGCACGACAAGTCTTTATGGCCCTAATGGTGGGCAAGGGCTACACCCCAGAGGATTTGGCCTGGGACGGGAAGAAGTTTGCAAACACTAACATCACGACCAGATGGAATTACTTCTTGATGGGCTGGGAGATGAGGGGTGTGGCATGAGCGAACTGACGGAGGCCAGCTTGGAGGCCATGCTCATAAAAATCCGCAAACACATGGACGAGACTGGCGACAGGGTCAGCTTGATCCCAAAGTATTTTATTGTCCGACCAGCAGATCTGGAGGCGCTCGGACTCACTGTGGATGAGGTTACAAAAATGATCAAGGAGAAGAGCGCATGAGTATTGAGGTAATGAGGCAAGCGAGAAATGCGTTTGTATGGAATCTAAACACAGACTTGGACAACATACCCGCTTGCGATCAATGGGCAAAAATGTTGCGAAAGAACATTGACGATTTAGATAAAGCCATAAAAGAAGCAGAACAAAAGGAGAAAAGCGCATGAGCGAAAAGATTTGGAGCGTAAACTACATCAGGGAAAACCCTGAATTGGCCGCAAAAGCAATAGAGACCCTGCAAACAGCCATGGAAGACATGGAAGACCAGCTTCACAAGATGAGGATAGGACTGGATGTAATCAGGGGGTATCTGGCAGAAGAAAAAAAAGAGATGTAAACTCTGGGTTAAAGGAGCCGTGTAACTTATGGCCGAAAAAACCGCAAAGAAGATTGGAAGACCATCCAAGTACACCCCTGAGCTTGCCGCAGAGATGTGTGAAAGGCTCAGTAACGGAGAGCCACTCAGGCAAATCTGTAGGGATGATCACATGCCAGCTTGGCAGAAGATCTATGAGTGGATGGGAAGAGACGAGACTTTATCGGGAGCCATCGCACACGCCCGAGAGGTCGGCCAGGACGCCATTGCAGAGGAGATTTACCTCGAAGCCGTGGCCCAGCCAGAGCGCATCCTGTCCCAGAACGGTGACCGAATCGACCCTGGCTATGTGGCCCTGGTCAAGGCCCGTGCGGAGATTAAGCTCAAGCTCCTGGCGAAATGGAACCCCAAGCGCTACGGTGACCGAGTCCAAGTGGCTGGTGACCCGAACGCCCCCCTGAAGACTGAGATCAGTTTTGATACCTTTGCAACGGTAATCGAGACCCTTGAAGCTCGTCGCCAGGACAAGGCCAATGGATGACCTCGTCGAACTGCTGAAAGACCCAGATGTCCACAAGCAATACGCCCTGCTACCTCCTGAACTCAGGGCGTCATTCGACTGGAGATGCAACTGGCTTGCCAAAGCCCACGACCACCAGATCATGCCCCCAGGAGACTGGTGGTCGATCTACCTGTGTCTTGCTGGGCGCGGGGCTGGGAAGACCAGAATGGCCGCAGAGCAGGTCGGATGGTGGGCCTGGAGCCAACCCAACACCCGCTGGCTGGTAGCGGCTCCCACCTCGGCTGATGTCCGGGGAACATGCTTTGAGGGCGATAGCGGCCTGATAGCAGTCATCCCGCCTGTACTGGTGGACGACTACAACAAGACCGCCCACGAGCTTCGACTGACCAACGGCTCCCTGATCAAGGGTATACCCGCATCCGAGCCAGAGCGCTTCCGGGGGCCGCAGTTCCACGGGGCATGGTGCGATGAGTTGGCCGCTTGGGACTATTTGCAGGCGGCATGGGATCAGATCCAGTTCGGCGTCCGCCTGGGTAAGCAGACCAAGATCATCTGCACTACCACCCCCCGACCCAAGGACTTGATCGTCGAGTTGATCGGCAGGGAGGGCGATGATGTGGCCGTTCGGACAGCGAGTACCTACTCCAACTTGGACAACTTGTCGGCCAACTTCAAGAAGCAGATCCTGTCTTACGAGGGCACAACGCTGGGCAGACAAGAGATCTACGCTGAGATCATTGACCCCGAGGAGTCAGGCATCGTCAAGCGGGAGATGTTCCAGCTTTGGCCTGCGGACAAGGAGTTCCCCAAGTTCGAGTACATCCTGCAAAGCTACGACTGCGCCTACACCGAGAAGACGGTCAACGACCCGACTGCGGCCATCACCTTCGGGTGCTTCAAGCCACTGGATGGCCCAATGTCTGTCATGGTGATCGACTGCTGGCAGGATCGCTTACAGTATCCTGACTTGAGGCCAAAGGTGATCGAGGAGTACGACATCGTCTTTGGTGACGGGGTCGAGAAGAAGCGGGTGGACTTGATCTTGGTGGAGGACAAGGCCGCAGGCATCAGTCTTATACAAGACTTGCAACGAGCACACCTGCCTGTCCGGGCATACAACCCCGGCAGGGCCGACAAGATCCAGCGGTTAAGCATTGTGTCCAACATCATCGCCAGGAAGCGTGTATGGATTCCTGAGAGCACCGTGAAGAAGGGCTATGTCAGGGACTGGGCCGAGCCATTCGTCAGCCAGATCTGCGCCTTCCCCGAGACCACACACGATGACTTTGTGGACGCCTGCACACAAGCCCTGCGGTATCTTAGGGACTCCAGATGGCTGGACATCGATGGCCCACCGCCCGAGGATTACGACGAGGAAGACTATGTTGACAGTGGACGAGGAAAACAAAAGGGGAACCCGTATGCCGCCTGAAACAGAATGGAGACCAGTGTTGGTCACTTCCACCACTTGCAGGAACCGCTTTGAGATCATCTGCGACCCAGAGATGGAGTCCAAGCAAATGGAGCAATGGGCGCACATAGCCTTGGCTGATTGGCTTCATGGGCGGCGTCAGTTCCCCAAGCCTGAAGTGGTGGACTTGACAGACCCCCTCGGGTATCATCGGTCATCTACCTGAACCGAGGTCACGATGCCCAACCCTCGCGCTAATCGACCCCTGACGCTCGACCAAGTCACTGCTGACTTGAAGAGCTTTGCCCAACCCGCCCAAGCCCTGTTTGACATGATGGCTGGGGGACTCCGAGGGTCAGCCGTTGGAACCTTCGGTGCGCCTGGGGACATCGAGACCCTTGGCCGCATGGGATTGAACGCCGCTGGTGGCTCATTCAACCCGGCCATGCCCAGCAGATCTGGCAAGCCATTCCAGCCAGTATCTGAAGAGCCATACTTTCCCAGCAGTGAGGAGCTTGCCAAGCGCTTTGCCCCAACCATCCCCAATGGCGATGCAGTGCGCCAGAAGTCCGCAGAGCCTTTTGAGGAGATCGGGCAGTTCGCCCCCCTTCCCATGTCTGGCAAAGCCCTGAAGGTGCTCCCCTATGCGCTTGGCCGTGGCACTGGTGAAGTGACCAAGGAAGCGGCGCGTATGGTCAATGACGCCATGATCCACCAGACTGGCCCACTGTCCCAAGGCCCACTGTCCATGCTGGCCCCCAAGGGCGCTGTGTCCCATGTGTTCGAGCCAAATCCAAACTGGAAAACCAACACGGTAAATTTTGGCAAGCCAACTCCCGGCATCATGATCCCAAGCAAGATGAGCAATGTCAGGGAGGCCGTTCGAGACCTCAAAGGCAACTACGGCGCAAGGCGTGTTGAAAGGGCGGCTGACGAGATACCAAACCTTGAGCGCATGTTCAAAGAGGACGCGCTCAAAGAGGCGTTTACTGGCGACAACGCCAGCGCAATGATCACTCTCAGCCCCGCCGAGTTTGAGCGATACGCCCTTGAACTCAAGGGCCGCACTAAGCGTGACATTGGCCCCAAGATGGCTGAACTGGCAAGGCAGGGTGACATCGACAAGTACACCGTGCCAATGGATGAGTACATCAAACATCTGCAACGAGTGCAAGGCGGCTTCAGTGATGTGCCGTACCTAAACCTTTTCAAGGATGAGGTTGGCCTCCCAACGATGCCCAAAGTGACTGGACATGAAGGCCGTCACAGAAGCCGAGCGCTTGTCGAGCAAGGAGCGCCAACAAGCTTTGTGCAAATCAACCCTCGTAGCGATTTGCGTGAGGGTCTGCCGCGCAGAACGCAGGAAGAGTTTATTGAGGCTCTGAAAGAAGAGCTTGAGCGTTCTAACCGATTGGTTTTGCCAGAGTCGGATGGGCCTTACCAGCGGCCTGCAATTGAACTCCCCGAGCCATACGCAGAAGGTGGATCAATCCACATCTCAGACAACCCAGACACCATGATGATGGAGGTGGGGGACAAGCATATGAAGGACGGCGGGTCAGAGGATGACACTAAGCCGTTCATTGGCTACCCCAACCTTGCCAAGCAAGCCCGGTATGCAAGAGCCGTTGCGCCAGAGCGTGGCGATGTGAACTTGCTGAAAGACCCTCAGACCTACGCCTTTGCCATGGGGATGCTTGGCGAAGCGCCTGACGAGCTTGGCTTCACGGTGCTGGACTCTGACGAGCAGAAGCAGAAGATCAAGGCGGCTGGCGAGAAGGGCTTTGTGGCTGGCGCGGCAACTCAGATGGGGCCACTGGCTCAGTTGGGGAAGAAGGCTGGCAAGAAGATCTTGAGCCTTGCTGGTGAGGGCATCAATGAGCGGATGCTGTCAGGGCGGTCACTGACCCCGTTTGTGGATACCCCAGCGCCAGTGATGTTCGCTGTGCCGCCAGAAAAAGAACTGACCCTGCCATCCAAGTTGCCAAGGGCCAAGCCCAGAAGCAAGGAAGAGTTGCGTCCATTAGCCCAGGAAATGGCGGAGGTTACTCAAGGCGGCTTCTACAAGCCAGATCCATCCAAGTCAGTCAACCCTGCTGGAAAGTCCTTTGATCAGTGGAAGACTGAGCAGGGGCTGGTTCACGACATCCGCCCCACTGCCAAGCATCAAGCCATTCCCCGCGCTGACATTGAAAAGCAAAAAGGCATGGTCAAGATGGGCATATCTGGCGACACAACCGTTGCAGAGCAGGTTTTGCATGAAGCTGGCCCCTATGCCCTGGACATCCCATCTCCCCAGCATGGTGGGGCTTTGTACGGCCTTGGCGGTGAGGGAGCCTGGGCGTCCAACAATCCTATTGCCGCCAATGTGCAAAAGCGGGTCAATGAGATCTCGCAGGCTTATGATGACGCCCCTGTGTTGGGCCAATATATGCAGATGGGCAAGCTTGGCAGTGACTTTGCCTTGCACTTTGCTGACGCCAACCTGAGGGCCATCAATCTTAAGAAGATGTCAAAAGACCAGATCGAGATGGTCAACGAGTTGATCCGTAAGGGTAGCCCGAAGTCTGGCCCTCGTGACAGCTTCCCAGGCATTCAAGACAAAGACTCTGCCTATCTGCACTTTGCTGTTGACCCTGAGTTGCGAAAGCACTTCAACGCCATCATGCAAAAGCCCACCTACACCGAGCCGCTTGGCTTGCCTGATGGGCGCATCATTCACCATTCGATTACCGAGCCTGCGTTGCGTGACTTGCCAGTGACCACCACGGGCTTTTCCCAGATGGAGTTGCATCCAGGCTACGACCCCGAGAAGCTATTGCTCTCCGAGCACCCTACATACTCGCATGTGATCCCACATAAGCCAAACACGGGTTTGACTCGCACCCAATATCACACGCCTGCACAGGTGGAGTTCCCTGATGTGCATGAGTATCTGACCAAGTCCGGGCCGAGGATATACAACACGCAAGACATGACCCGCATGTATCAGACTTCCACGCCCCGCCAGATCATTGACCAACAGCACATCGATGAGATCAAGATGTTTGAGGACTTGATGAAGGAGTACGGCGGCAAGAAGAAGGGTGGCGCAATCAAAGCCAAGAAGGACGGCCAGAAGTTCAAGCCCGGCAAGAAGCCAGACCAGATCTTGAAGCACGGCCAAGCCATGCCTCGTGGCAAAGACCCCGAGGCAGACATCAGCCAGATGATGCCCATGATGGCTGGTGGTGGATCAATCAACGCTGATGACCTGATCCTTGAGGAGCGCCCACTGTGAGCATCGAGTCAGGACTGATCAAGGTATTTACTAAGGGAGCCAAGGGGGCCAAGGCCGCACCCAAAGCCCCGCCCTTCTACTCGGCTGTGGATAACGCTGTGGATATGTTGCCCAACAAGGCAACGCCAGAGCAAATGATCAAAGAGTTGCTCAAGCAAAAGGAAGTCAAGGCGCAGGAGTTGATTGACCGTGGCATCGACAAGAAGCTCGGAGTGCCTATCGTCCAGAAGGAGCGCACTGTCAAGCTCAAGAAGCCTGACGCCAAAGGCAACACCGAGAAGGTTGAGAAGTATTTTGAAGTCACCCCAGGCGAGAAGGGGGCGAAGGCCATCACCAAGGACGAGGTGATCAACACTGTCGAGCAGAACCCGCCCAAGCAGATCACTGAGGAAACTCCCGGCGGCATCAGCAAAAGCATGATCGACGACAAGATCTACGACTTGATTGAGGCGGAAACCAGAAAAGAGCTTGGCCCCCGGCCAAAGCTTGGGTACGAGCGTGAAGACTGGCTGGAAGACTTTGATCGGCTGATCGAGGAGAAGTCTTTACGCAAGGACGACTACTACCAAGAGGCCAAAGAAACCCTCATGGAAGAGGGGAATGTCGGTGATGCCGCCTATGACCGCCCAGACCTAAAACTTCCCGGCGGCGAGAACTACCGCGAAATCCTGCTCAAGCTACCAACTTTTGACCCCAACAAAGAGAAGCAGTTGATGGAGTTGGAGGCCAACCTACGGCGCATGAACCCTGTGAACTTTCCTCCGGGGTACTTGGACTCTATGAAGGACGGGGTTGTCAAGCTGAAGGCAGAGAAGGAGTCGTTTGGCAAAGAGTACAAGTCAAGCCATTGGACTCAGCCCAATGTGTTGGCCCATATGCGCGTCCAAGACCGTGTCGGCCCCAATGGCGAGAAGGTTCTCCATGTGGAGGAGATCCAGTCCGATTGGCATCAGGCTGGGCGTCAGAAGGGATACAAAGGCAGTCCATCAGAAAAAGCAATCAACGCTGGCATTGAGCAAGCCAAAAAACTAGGGTATGGGCAACAGCAAATTGATGGCATGAGTCCAGAGCAACTTGCTCACTTCACTGCGCTTGGAAGCAATTCCGTGCCCGATGCCCCATTCAAAAAGAACTGGCACGAACTGGCGATGAAGCGCCTGATCAACTACGCCTCAGAGAATGGCTACGACAAGATCGCCATCACTCCCGGCGCAGAGCAAGCCAAGCGGTATGACTTGAGCAAGCAGATTAGCGGCATAAGCTGGAACAAACGAAGTGATGGCTTGTACAACATTGAGGCCGATACCTTGCGCGGTGAACCGATTGTCAAAAAAAATCTGACTGAGCAAGAGCTAGAAGACACGGTTGGAAAAGAAGTTGCATCAAAGATTGTTGGTGGAGTTGGTCAGCTTGAAAAAGATCCTCTGTTTGATTCTGGAAAATTAACTCGCGGCAGGCTTGAAAACCTTGATCTCAAAGTCGGCGGCGAAGGCATGAAGGGCTTCTACGACCAGATGCTCCCTGCCTACCTGAACAAGTACGGCGAGAAGCACGGGGCAAAGGTTTCCCCAATAGAGGTTACCCGTCCCCCAAGGGATTCAACCCTTGCGTTTGGGTATCCCGGCGGGGAAGACTATGTGGCTGGAAAAATCACATGGAATGAATTTCTCCAGCAAAGTCCCCATGCGGCAAAAGAGTTCAGCACACAGCTACACGGCTTCGACATCACCCCATCAATGCGTGAAGAGGTCTTGACCAAAGGCCAGCCCCTGTACCAACAGGTTGGCATCCCAGCCGCAACAGGGGCCGCAGGCGCAGAGATGCTTGGCGCAGAGATGCCCGAGGAGCCTGGGTTTGCAGAGGGTGGTGCTGTCAACGAGAATACAGTGCCCGACATGAGTGACGGCGGAAACATCCTGCAAGGCCCACCATTCAAAAGAGGCGGCAAGGTCAGCATCAGCAACAACCCGGACGCAATGTTCTTGGAATTGAACGACAAAAAGTTCAGAAGGAAATAATTTATGGCGACAGAGATGCCCATTGATCAAGAGTTCGGGCGCAATGTTCCCGGCATGGACGGGATGCAGGAGAACGAAGACGGAAGCGTCGATGTTGAACTGCCAGAACTGAGCGACTCCATGATCGAGGAGCTTCCTGATGGCGGGGCCATCGTCACCATGGACGACTACAAAGGCCCGTCCGAGGATGAAGACTTCTACTCAAATCTTGCTGAAGATTTGATCGACGGCTGGGATCTGGACAAGATCGCCATGCGCTACTTGGGCTTGATCGAAAAGGACAAGCAAGCCCGTGAACAGCGTGACAAGCAGTACGAAGAGGGCATTCGCCGCACTGGACTGGGCCACGATGCCCCTGGTGGAGCATCCTTCAATGGCGCATCCAAGGTGGTTCACCCCGTCATGGCCGAGGCTTGCGTGGACTTTGCCGCCCGAGCCATCAAAGAACTGTTCCCGCCCGATGGCCCAACCCGCACCAAGATCTTGGGCAAGGTTGACAAGGACAAGGTCGAGATTGCCGAGCGCAAGCGCGACTACATGAACTGGCAATTGACCGAGCAGATCGAGGAATTTAGGGACGAGCAGGAGCAACTGCTGACCCAACTGCCCCTTGGCGGCTCACAGTTCATGAAGCTCTGGTACGACGAGGGCAAAAAGCGCCCCTGTGCTGAGTTTGTGCCCATCGACAACATCCTTTTGCCGTTCTCCGCCGCCAACTTCTACACCTCACAGCGTGTGACCGAGGTGCAAGACATCACGGACTGGGAATTCAAGCGCCGCATCTCCTCTGGCCTGTACCGGGACACCGACTACATCAAGGCTTCCGTCGAGCCAGAGCAGACCTACGCCGAAAAAGCCAACGAAAAGATCGAAGGCAAGCAGTTTGAGGACAACGAAGATGGCATCCGCCGGGTTTTCCACATCTACACATGGCTGGAACTGGAAGACGACTCTCGTACCAAGGGTGAAACGGCCCCGTACATCCTGATGATCGACGAGATGGAGTCCAAAGTCATTGGCCTGTACCGTAATTGGGAAGAGGGCGACGACTCCATGACCAAATTGGACTGGATGGTCGAGTTCAAGTTCATCCCATGGCGCGGAGCCTACGCTGTTGGCCTGCCGCACCTCATTGGGGGGCTGACGGCGGCACTCACAGGCTCTTTGAGAGCACTTTTGGACTCCGCCCACATCAACAATGCCCCGACCATGCTCAAGCTCAAGGGCGCTCGTATATCGGGCCAGAGCCAGTCGGTGGATGTGACCCAGATCGTGGAGATCGAAGGCGCTCCGGGCGTGGATGACATCAGGAAGATCGCCTTCCCCATGCCGTTCAACCCTCCCAGCCCTGTTTTGTTCCAGTTGATGGGCTTTTTGGAGAAGTCTGCCAAGGGTGTGGTCACCACAGCCGAGGAAAAGATCGCCGATGTCAACGCCAACGCCCCTGTTGGTACGACTCAGGCGCTGATCGAGCAGGGAGCCGCTGTGTTCTCGGCCATCCACAGCCGTTTGCACGACAGCCAAGCCCGTTTGCTCAAGATCCTGGGCCGACTGAACCGTTGGTACTTGGATGAGCAGAAAAAGGGCGATGTGGTTGCAGAACTGGAGATCCGCAAGGAAGACTTCAAGCGCAACACTGATGTCGTCCCGGTCTCTGACCCCCACATCTTCTCTGAGACCCAGCGGATGGCCCAGATCCAGGCGGTCATGGCCGTCATGGAGAAGAACCCCGACCTGTTTGACCGCAAAGCCGTGATCGAGCGGTTCCTGAAGCAGATCAAGGTTCCAGGCGTCAACGAGTTGATGAAGGGCGTCCCCGATCCAGAGAAGCGCGACTCCGCCAACGAGAATGTGGCAATGGCAATCGGCCAAGCCGCCTTTGCCTACCCCGAGCAGGATCACTTGGCCCACATCCAGTCCCATCTGGACTTCGCCAGAGACCCAGTGCTGGGAGCCAACCCCATGATCGCCCCTGCGTTCATCCCTGGGGCCATGGAGCACATCAAGCAACACTTGACCTTGTGGTACTTGAACCGCATGAACGGGTATGTGACCAAGTCCCTTGGAAAACCTGTGAATAACTATGAAGACCCCGAGTTCACCGCCAAGATCGACCAGTTGTTTGGCGTGGCCTCCCGCCATGTCACCCTGGACAGCAAGGTGGCGTTTGAGCAGGTCATGCCAGTTGTCCAGCAGATGATCCAGCAGGTTCAGTCGTTCAAGCCCCAGCCTCCAATGACCCCCGAGGCGCAGGTCTTGAAGGAGACCAGCATGGCCGAGACCCAGCGCCGTGCCGCCAAAGACCAAGCCGACATCCAGTTGGCCCAGCAAAAGCATCAAGACGACATGATGATCGCCGACGAAGACAACCAGTTAAAGCTGGCTATCGCACAGGGCGACAATGAGACCAAAGAGCGTATTGAATCCGCAAGACTGACCCGTGACGGGGTAAAGATGCAAAACGAGCAGATGAAGACTGCACTCACCTTAACCAGCAAAGGAGGCCAAGATGGCTACCAGTGATCAAGAGCAAATGAGCGTCAATGTCCGCCAACACAAGCGTATCGCCATGGGCGCAAAGCTTGATGGCGCATCCATGCAACCCAAAGGCCAGCAACAGCCAGCCAAACCCCAAGGAGGTCTGTCACAAGCGAAGAAGAAATAAAAAATGAACACCATCGGAGACCTGATCGGTGCGTTGAAGTCTCGGCAGGCTGAAATAGCCGCTTCCCTCGCTGTTGGTAATGCGGCGAACTGGGAGACATACCAACGCATGGTCGGAACATTCCAGGGGCTACAAGAGTCCATGGACATATTAAACAAATTGTTAAAGGATGGAGATGAAGATGAATGAGCCTGAAGCTTTTAACCAAGCTGAGTTGGACTGGGCCTTCCCAGTCGTTGACCCAGGTGCAGATCCTCTAGGTGGGCGCGTACTTGTGCAATTACGCCGCACCAAGCAGAAAATGACTGGTACTGGGATCATCTTGGTTGAAGAAACCAAAGAGACCGAGAAGTGGCAGAACATGGTGGCGAAGGTCTTAAAGATCGGCCCACTGGCGTTCAAAAACCGCGACACGATGCAAGGATGGCCCGAGGGGTCATGGTGCGTTGTTGGCGATTACATCCGAGTCCCCAAGTGGGGCGGAGACCGTTGGGAAGTATCCGTCCCAGGGGAAGACGAACTGGAAGACAAGGCACTGTTCATGGTGCTCAACGACCACGAAGTCATCGCAAAGTTGACAGGTAACCCACTAGCCATGAAAGCATTTTTATGAGTACAGAACCCAAAGACCAAATTGAAGACATCGTTGTCTCCGAGGAAAAGGACGGCTCAGTCGTCGTAGACCTGCCTGACAGCATCCAGTCCCCCGACGAGCAAGAAGAAGTTCATGCCGCCGAAGGTGGAAGTGCTGACGATGGTGACGCCGATCACCCTGATGACACGGACGCCATCCGCTCGGCAAGGCGTAACCGCCGCAAGGCCAAGCGCGAGTACATGAAGCAGACCAGCATCGAAAAGGACGCCCGTCTGCAAAACCTCCAACGCCAGAACCAAGAGCTTTTGGAGCGCCTGTCCGCCGTCGAGCGCAGGCAATCCGGGGCAGATCTGGCTCGGTTGGACAAGGCCATCGAGGACAAGGAGCTTCGCCTCCAGTACGCCAAGATGAAGCTGTCCGAAGCCACCACCGCTGGTGACGGCGAAGCCATGGCAAAGGCCCAGGAGATGTGGTACGAGACCCGCCGTGAGATCGAGTCCATGCGCTCGGTCAAGGAACGGGCGGCTCAGAATGTCCAGCACCAGCCCACTGACAACGGCGAAGTACAGCGCCATGCCAGCAGTTGGATGGACAAGAACGACTGGTACGACCCCAACGGGGACGACGAGGACAGCCAGATCGCCAAGGTCATTGACCAGCGGATGGTCAAAGAAGGCTGGAACCCAAACTCCAAAGATTACTGGCAGGAGCTTGATCGGCGTGTTGCCAGAAAGCTCCCCCACCGTTATACTGACGACACTGACGATCAGCCAACTCGCAGTAGACCAAGGAGCGTTGTGACAAGTTCAGGGCGTGAAAACATCAACAGTAGTGGTTCTCGGAACACTTTTACTCTGTCACCAGAGCAAGTGAGAGCCATGAAGGACGCAGGCATGTGGGATGACCAAGCCAAGCGATCCAAGATGATCAAGCGCTATGCAATGGAAGCACGACAAAACAATGGTTACAGGAGTTAAAAAATGGCTACAGAATCTCGTCTAAAAAAATCCCTCAACGCTGGTGGCCGTGAGCCGAGATCTTCGCAAGATCTTACCCGTGCCGCTCCCGAAGAGAAGTTCGTTTCATCAAAAGAACGCCGCAAGGCATTTGCCGATGAATGGACACAAAGCGCAATGCCAAACATTCCCGATATACCGGGATGGCATCTTTGCTGGTTATCAACCACCAACACTTACGACACCATTGAAAAACGGATGCGTCAAGGGTATGTTCCCGTTAAATCGGATGAATTCCCTCAGTACGATAGTTACCGTGTAAAAGCTGGCGAACATGTTGGGTTTATCGCATGTAACGAGATGATCTTGCACAAGATCCCTATGGATGTGTACCAAGACATCATGTTAATGATGCACCACGAGGCTCCAATGGAGGAGGCGGACAAAGTCCGTGTCCAACAAGAACAGCTTCAAGGTCAACGCGATAGCTCTGGGAAATCCCTGGTGCAGGTTGAAGGTGAAGGTTTTGGCAAATTTGACCAACGAGTCCCCGATCCCATCTTTCACGGGTAATGGACTGAAAAAAGGAGTAAGACAATGTCTGCAACAAACGCTCCATTCGGTATGCGCCCTGCCTTCCACCCCTCGGGTCTGGATCGCGCAGTATGCACTGTCGATGGAATTCTCTCTACCTATAGCACGGCTATCCTGAAGGGTCAGCCCGTCAAGTTAGACACCTCTGGTGTTATCCAAGTTGCCGCCGCTGGCGACACCTTCCTCGGCGCTTTCGCAGGCGTTGAGTGGACGGATACCACTGGTCGTCGTCGCGTTTCCAACTACTGGCCTGCAAGCACGGCTTATGTGGCTGGTTCCTGCAATGCCTACTACTACACCGATCCCAACATCGTGTATGAGATGCAAACTGACGGCACTGTTGCCCAAACCTGCATTGGCGCATGTACCGATCTGAGCAACACCACGGCTGGTTCTACCACCACTGGTTTGTCAGCTTGTACGCTGAACAGCACCGTCACGGCGGCTGGCTCAAGCGCTCAAATGTTGATTTTGGGTTTGGCTCCTTATGCCGATAACGCCTTTGGCGATGCATATGTGATTCTGCAAGTAAAAGTCAATGAGTCGCAGTTCAATGCGTCTATTGTCGGCGTTTAAGGAGTAAATAACCATGGCCGCACCAATGCGTAGTACAGACTTTCGGAGTATCGTTGAGCCTATCCTCAACGAATGCTTCGACGGAGTCTATGACCAGCGTACCGACGAATGGTCACGGGTTTTCCGTGAGCAAGAAGGTATTCCCCGCAACTACCACGAAGAACCCGTCCTGTACGGATTCGGAGCCGCTCCCCAACTTCCTGATGGCACTCCTGTGTCTTATCAGCAGGGTGGTGTGCTCTTCCTCCAACGCTATGTCTACAATGTGTATGGCCTCGCCTTCGCATTGACCAAAGTGTTGGTTGAAGACGGCGACCATATCCGCATCGGTCAGGTGTACGCTCGTCACCTCGCCCAATCACTGATTGAGACCAAAGAAACGCTGTCAGCCAATGTGCTGAACCGCGCTTTCAATGCCTCTTATCCCGGTGGTGATGGCGTGTCGTTGATCAGCACTGCTCACCCCATCGTGAGTGGCACTTTCAGCAACCAGTTGACCACCGCCGCCAATCTGTCGCAGACCTCCTTGGAGCAAATGCTGATTCAGATTCGCCAAGCTGTGGACAACAACGGCAAGAAGATTCGCTTGGTTCCCCGCCAATTGGTGGTGGCTCCTGGCAATGTCTTCCAAGCTGAAGTTCTGCTGAAGAGCGTTCTGCGTTCAGGCAATGCAAACAACGACATCAACCCCGTCAAGTCTATTGGCTTGTTGGACGAAGGTGCGGCTGTTCTGTCTCGCTTGACCAACCCCAACGCTTGGTGGGTTCAGACTGATGCCCCCGAAGGCATGAAGTTGCTGATGCGCCGTAAGCTTGAGAAGACCATGGAAGGCGATTTTGAAACCGACTCGATGCGCTACAAAGCCACCGAGCGTTATCAAGTTGGCTTCACCGATCCTCGCGCAATGTACGGTACTCCCGGCGTGTAAAGGGACAAGGGCTGGTGTAAAAAGCCAGCCCTTTTTTAAATCCAATTTGTCAAACTTTTCAAGGAGCAGACAAAATGCCTCAATTTTCCGATGACCTGTTTTTAGGCCCGGCCCAGACTTTCATGGGCACTGGTCTTCGCCCATACTCCACGACTGCCACTGGCGGTACTGGTAGTGTGTCCTCTTCCACCCTGACGATCACCGCCCTGAACTTTGGCGCACCGATCACGGTGGGTATGTATGTTGACGGCACAAGCGTGACCGATGGAACCTATGTCACTGGCTTCGGCACTGGCACTGGTAGCACTGGCACTTACACGCTGAACCAAGCAATCAACATTGCAAGCACCACTGCGTTGACCTTCCACGGCAACATTACCCTGGACAACCCATCTCCGATGGATCTGGGTATCGGCCCCTTGGGTCGTATCTATGTCTGGGATGTAGTTCCCCAAGCCCTGGTTGCTGACAACATTGCTGTGGCGCAAACCACTTCCACCACAATTGCATTGACTGCTGGCACTTCGGTGAAATCGGTCACTCTGTCTGCTGGCGGAACTGCATTGCAGTTGGACTGTCCTCGCGCAGTTAGCATCGTGTCTGGCACTGGTACTCTGACCAACCGCAATGTGACCATCTCTGGCTACGACTACTACGGTCAAGCCATGAGTGAAGTGATTGCAACTGGCACTGTTCAGTCAACCACCGTTAAGGGCAAAAAGGCTTTCTATCTGATCACCTCTGCGACCATCTCTGGCGCTTTGGGTGCGACGATTGCAGTTGGAACCACCGACATCCTCGGCATTCCAGTTCGCGTAGCCAATGTGGCCTATGTGGCAAGTGTCAAGAGCAACAGCACCCTGGCGCAAGATGCTGGCACTTTTGTTGCCGCAGACACCGCTACTGCAACGACCACCACTGGTGATGTTCGCGGCACTTATGTCCCCGCCACTGCGTCGAACGGCATCGTTCGCACGGTGATGGGTGTTCTGTTGCCCGGTATCGCTGTCGGCCCTAACGCTACTCGCGTTGGCGCTCTCGGTGTGACTCAAGCCTAAAGGAGAGCACCATGGGTCAATTTAAACCAATGGTCAAAATGATGACCACTGAGCCAACAGTCGAACTGAAGCTCAAAAAGGGTGGCTCCGTGAAGAAGGCTGACGGCGGGATGATGGGTTCGCCCATGTCTGCTGAGATGCCCTCTTCTATGCCCTCCTCGATGCCTGCTCGTGGCGGTCTCACCATGGGTAAAGCACCCATGAAGCCCTCCATGGCAATGCGCCGCAAAGCAATGATGGGTCGTCCTATGTCGGCTCCCATGTCTTCTCCTACGCCTCCTATGGCCTCCCCCGCCCCCATGTCGGCAACCCCGATGAAAAAGGGCGGCAAGGCTGAAGGCGGCAAAGCTGAAATGGCGCAAGACAAGGCCATGATCAAGAAGGCTTTCAAGCAACACGACATGCAAGAGCATAAAGGTGGCAAGGGCACTTCTTTGAAATTGAAGAAGGGCGGCAAGATGGCTACTGGCGGCGTTGTTGAAGCTCAAGGCGGATACAAGGCTGGCGGCGCTATCACTGTCAGCAAGAGTGGCATCCTGAACACTGAAGGCCAGGGCGGCAAATACCACAACACCGAGATGCACGAAGCCAAGGCAGATCACGCCTCTGGCAAAACCGGGGTTGTGAAGTTGGGCAACGGCGCTGGCTACAAAGCTGGCGGTGGCGTCAAGGGCCAAGGCATCGACGGTAATGTGTCGGGCACTCCTCCGGGCGTGACCAACATGACGACTGGCGGCGTCCGCTTGAGCAATGCTGGTGGCTTCAAAAAAGGCGGCACTGCAAAAAAGTATGCTAGGGGCGGCGCGGTAGTGCAAGATGATGGCAAGGCGCAGAAAATGCCCCAAGGCCAGAAGAAGCCCTCCGCCCCTGTGAGCATCAATGCACTGTCAGGAACCTTCAAAAAGGGCGGCTCTGTTCGCAAAATGTCAGGTGGTGGCGACCCCACCATTGACCGCGAAACCGCCCGGATGAATGCCGAGAAAACCTCCGAGAAATCGGAGAATCAAGCTATGCGTGAGGCCATCCTTGGCGCTCCTTCCCGTGCTCTTGAGCGCGTGAAAGGGTTCTTTGGTGGCATCGCCAATAAGCCTGATCTGCCTTCTGGCAGTGTGACCAAGACCAAGGAGTCTGTAACCGTTGCACCCGGCAAGAAGCGCGGCGGTTCCGTTCGTTGCTGACCTGAGTGGGGGCTTCGGCCCCCGCTTTTAATTGGAGATAAAAATGGCTGATGCAGTCACAAGTCAAACATTGTTGGACGGAGAGCGTCTGGCGATCATGAAATTCACAAACATCAGTGATGGCACTGGTGAAACGGCAGTCACAAAAGTCAATGTGTCAACTCTCACCCCCAGTGATTCTGGCAAAGCTTGCACTGGCGTGACTGTGAACAAAATTACTTCTGTTTGCCACGGCTTGGAAGTTCGCATGTATTGGGATGCAAATACGGATGTTCCGTTCTTTTTGTCCACCATCAATACAAACTACCAAAACGACTTTGAAAAATTTGGTGGCATTACAAACAATGCCAGCACTGGCAAAAATGGAAATATTGTGTTTAGTACGGCAGATGCAAGCGCTGGCGATACATACACTGTTGTGCTTGAGATGGTTAAGTCCTACGCTTAATCATGCCAAGCAAATCACCTTCACAGCACAACTTGATGGAGGCGGTGGCGCATAACCCCGCCTTTGCCAAGAAGGTGGGCATTCCCCAAAAGGTTGGCAAAGACTTTGCGAAGGCCGATGAGGGCAAGAAGTTCAAAGGAGGCGGCTTGTATGAAAATATCAATGCAAAGCGTGAAAGAATCGCTGAAGGCTCTGGCGAAAAGATGCGGAGGGTGGGTAGCAAAGGTGCGCCAACGGCTCAAGCCTTCCGAGAGTCCGCCAAAACAGCCGTGATGAAAGAGGGTGGGGTCTCCCTGGCCGTGGGCCGAGGCGAGAAGCTCCCCGTCGAGCGTGGCGCTGGATTGACGGCCAAGGGGCGTGAGAAGTACAACCGTGAGACTGGCTCTCATCTGAAGGCTCCACAACCCCAAGGCGGGTCTCGCAAGGACTCTTTTTGCGCCAGAATGAGCGGTGTAGTGGAGCACTCCAAGGGTGACGCACCAAGAGCAAAGGCATCATTGAAGCGCTGGGATTGTCCGGGCTGGTAAGGAAAAAACATGGCGTACTCAGGAACAGTCGGAACAACGGTCATCGATGTACAGACATTGATCGACCATGGCGCTCGTAGATGCGGCAAGTTGGCCGAGGAGTTGACTTCTGAGCAACAACTGTCCGCTCGGGAGAGCCTGTACTTCCTGATGTCCAACCTTGCCAACCGTGGCATCCAGTATTGGGCCATCAGCAAAGAGGTTGTGGGCCTGACTGCGGACAAGTACATCTATGACCTGCCCCTGGGGTCGGTAGATGTGCTCCAAGCCCTGTATCGGCAGATGAACCGCCCCACCCCAAACAATGGCGGCGGGTACTCAACCAGCGCAGGCGGCACTGTTGCCAACGCCTTTGACAGCAATGTGGACACGCTTTGCACCCAGAATGCGGCCAACGGCAACATTTCGGTCAACTACGGGACAAACAACCCGGTCTACATTGGCTCGATTGGCTACCTACCTGGGGCCACGGGCACGATGTCCATCATTTACGAGTATTCCTCTGACGGAGCCACTTGGAAGACCCTGGTTGACCTGGGTTCCACCGCCGTTGTGGACAACGAGTGGATCTGGACTGACATCAATGCTGGTCAGACGGTGCAGTATTACCGTGTCCGGGCCTATAACACCACCACTTTGGTGGTTCGTGAGGTGTATTTCGGCAACAACAGCACCGAAATCCCCATGGCAAGGCTGAATCGGGACGACTACACCAACCTGCCCAACAAAAACTTCACCGCCAACCAGCCTTTTCAGTTCTGGTTTGACAGAACCGTGCCAAAACCCTCCATTTACCTGTGGCCCGTGCCATCTGACACTTTTGTGCAGATGACCTTGTGGTATTCCAGGCAAGTGATGGATGTCGGGGCGCTCACTGATGAGCTTGAGATCCCACAAAGATGGTACGAGGCTGTGGTTTCCATGCTGGCGCACAGAATGTCGATGGAACTCCCCGGCGTTCAGGTGGATCGCATCGGTTATCTGGAAAAGATGGCCGACAAGTTCCTCTATGACGCCGAGCAGGAGGAGCGTGACAAGTCTCCGATCTACTACGCCCCGAACATCAGCGTATATACAAGGTAAGCCATGCCACGCTTCCTCAACACCCTTGGCAACTCGACACTGAGCATATTCATCTGCGGACGATGCAAGATGAAGCGCCCAGAGGATGAGGCGCACCCTGACGCCAACTTCCCCGGCGTGATTGTGTGTGAGCGTGGGTGCGGGGACGAGAAAGATCCCTACCGCCTGCCTGCCAGGAAGACCGAGAAGATCACCATCCGCTACCCCAGGCCAGACTTGAGCGTGGCGGTGGACAGTCACGCCATTGATACGGGCGGGTATCAGGGATATGTTTTGTCCACTCAGGCAAATACATCGACCCCAGAACAAAATGGCAATGTCGATGGCCTAGAAATCCAACCCTGATATGGCAAACCAGACCATTACCCAACTCCCAACCGCTGGGCCGATCACAGGCGCGGAGCTTGTGCCCGTTGTCCAAAACGGCCAAACGGTACAAACAACTGCCTCGGCACTGGCTGGATCTCCCGTCCTGACCCAGACCTTCCTGACGCTCAATCAGGAGCCGACCCTCAACAACTCCCGCCGCCTGAGCGCATCCAATGGCCTGACCCTGACCGACAACGGCGCTCAGTCCACCTTGGCGCTTGGAATGACCGGGAATGCGGCCAGCCTGAACCTGATGGGGACGGGGTTTGCTGTCAGCACCGCCAGCGGGACGATGACTGCCCGGTCAATTGCTGTCACTGGCAACGGATTGGCGATTACAGACGGCAACGGCATCGCAGGCAACCCTACCCTTGGGTTGAGCGGGATAGCCCTCTCCTTGGCCTCCCTGACGGGTTCCGGGATCATGTCCGGGTCTGGAGCAATCGCCAACTATGTGACCATCATTGGGTCGTCAAACCAGATCGCCGTGACCAACGGCACTGGAGCAGGCGGAAACCCAAACATTGGGCTGGCTGACAACCCCATCCTCCCAGGATCTGGGTCGGTGACCTTGCCCAAAGGGACAGATGCCCAGCAACCCGTTGGGTCGGACGGGCAACTGAGGTTCAACACCACCACATCGACCTTTGACGGGTATGCCGCAGGCTCTTGGAGGCAGTTCTCCTTGGCTGGAGGTGTGACAAGCTTTTCTGGCGGCTCCACGGGACTTTTGCCATCTACTCCCACCTCGGGTGCAATCACCCTGACTGGGACGCTCACGGCGGGTTATGGTGGCACGGGCGCAACCACTTTGACGGGCTATGTGTACGGTAACGGCACATCGGCCATGACCGCCTCGACCACGATCCCTACTACTGCTTTGTCTGGGACAGTCACGAACGCCCAGTTGGCGAACTCGGCGATCACAATTAACGGTTCATCGGTGAGCCTGGGTAGCTCTGTCACTGTCACAGCTACGGCCACAAACGCCTTGACCATAGGCACTGGCCTGTCAGGGACGAGCTATAACGGCTCGTCTGCTGTCACCATAGCGATAGATTCCACTGTTGCCACTTTGACGGGTACTCAGACCCTGACCAACAAGTCGATCAGTGGTGCGGCGAACACCTTGTCCAACATTGGTAACAGCAGTCTGACCAACTCGTCTGTGACTTTCAACGGCCAGACAGTGTCTTTGGGGTCTACCGGGACGATCACGGCCAACACCACCAACGCCTTGACCATTGGGACAGGCTTGACCGGGACAAGTTTTAACGGCGGATCTGCGGTCACGGTTGCAATTGATTCAACGGTGGCGACTCTGACAGGTACACAGACTTTTACCAATAAGTCGATCAGTGGATCAACCAACACCCTGACCAACATCCCCAACTCGGCGCTGACCAACTCATCGCTGACTGTGGGATCGACATCAATCAGCTTGGGCGGAACAGCCACCACTTTGGCTGGCCTGACCTCCATCACCTTGACGCAAGATCCAACAGCGGATCTACAGGTGGCAACCAAGCAGTATGTAGATGCAATTGCCTCGGGCTTGAACTATCACCAGCCAGTCAACTACGCAACCACTGCCGTACTTGGAACCTACACCTACAACAATGGATCTTCTGGCGTAGGCGCAACAATCACAAAAAGTGTTCCTTACGCCACCTTGTCTTTGGGCGGGGGGTCTCCAAGCGTAGGACAGCGTGTTCTTGTCAAGGACGAGCCATCTGCCGGGGGCTTGGATGCGTACAACGGCGTATATACAGTTACCTCAGTTGGATCTTCTTTGCTTCCATGGGTTTTAACTCGTGCCACTGACTACGACACCAGCGGCGTTGGAACCAACGAGATTGATGCTGGCGACTATGTTTTGGTGCTGTCGGGCACAAATGCCTCAACCGCATGGGTTCAACAAACCCCGCTTCCAATTGTTGTGGGCACGACTGCGCTGGTTTTCCTCCAGTTCAATGCGCCGATCACTTACACCGCAGGCACTGGCCTAAATCTATCGCCTGCGACGACATTCAACATCTCCAACACCACGGTGACGGCGGCGGCTTATGGGTCGGCTTCATCGGTGGGGACTTTTACCGTCAACGCCCAGGGCCAATTGACCTTGGCGGCGTCCACATCGATTGCGATCAACGGCAACCAGATCACTTCTGGGACTGTGGGTTCTGCGTACATCACAGGCTCGTACACCGGGATCACTGGGTTGGGAACTGTCACCGCAGGAACATGGAATGCAACGACAATTGGGGTTGCGTATGGCGGGTCAGGATTGACCTCTTATGCGATTGGCGACATGGTGTACGCCTCTGCATCTGCAACATTGTCTAAACTTGCGCTTGGCACACAAGGATATGTGCTCACGGCAGGGGCGGCTGGCCCAGCCTGGGGTGGAATATCCGGGGGAACCTTCTAAGGAAAAAACATGGCACAAACGAACTACACACCGATCCAGCTTTACTACTCGTCCACGGCGGCGGCTGTACCTGTCAACACAAACTTGTTGAACGGCGAGTTGGCGATCAACATCACCGATGGAAAGCTGTACTACAAAGACAACAGCGGCACGGTGCAGGTCATCGCCACGAAAGGTGCTGGCACGATTGGTGGATCGACCACGCAGGTTCAATTCAACGATGCAGGGGCTTTGGCTGGTTCATCGGGGATGACCTACAACAAGACGACCACGACCCTGACTGTCTCCACGCTGAACCTCACCAACGCCTTGGGCACGATCTACGGTGGCACTGGGCTGACCAGCTACACCGCTGGTGATTTGCTGTACTCAAGCGCATCAAACACCCTTGCCAAGCTGGCTATCGGAACTGCAAGCTACATCCTGACCGTCAACTCTGGCGGGACAAATGTCCAGTGGTCTGCCCCAAGCTCGATCAGCGTGAGCACGGCCACCAACTTGGCTGGTGGAGTTGCCGGGTCGGTTCCGTACCAATCTGGAGCCTCCACAACCGTTTTCCTGGGCATTGGAGCCGCCGACAGGGTCATGACCTCATCTGGCACTGCGCCTCAATGGGTGACCGCTCTGACGGGCTTGACGGGCGTTTCAAGCTCATCGATCACCAACACTGGCTTGACCTCTGGCCGGGTGGTATACACCACCACTGGTGGTCTTGAAACTGCATCAGCCAACTTGGCCTTTGATGGCACGACCCTGACCACCACGGGCTTGAGCAACACTGGCACTTCCACCATAGTCAAGCTGTTGACCGTGGGCAACACGAGCTTCAACGGAACCACCGTATTTGCGGCGGCAACCCCTGCCAAGCTGTACATGGGCACTGGGACGGTCACTGATGTCACTTCGGCAGTCAGCGCCACCAACGCCACGGGCGCAATTGCTTCCTTGGCTATCACGCCGATTGCCGCGACCAACACTGGCGTCACTTACACCAACGCATCAACTTTGTACATTGCAGGCGCTCCAAGCGCTGGCACGAACATCACGATCACCAACCCATATGCCTTGTATGTGGCCGCTGGTGCTTCTTATTTTGGCGCTGACCTGACTGTGTATGGCCTCACTGTAGGCCGTGGCGCAGGTGCTGTATCCACCAACACTGCGGTGGGTGCTAGTGCTTTAGCGGCGAATGGGGCAGGTGCAAATAATACAGGTATTGGAAAAGACAGTTTACTATCTGTAGTTTCTGGCTCAAATAACACCGCTTTAGGTAGTGCTTCATTAAAATTAACCACAGGAAGTGATAATACTGGAATTGGTTATTTGGCTTTAATTATTAATAATTCTGGTTCATACAATACTTCAGTAGGTTCAAATGCCCTTTACAACAACACCACAGCCTCAAACAATACTGCTGTGGGTTATCAGGCGGGTTATACAGGAACTACTGCCACACAATTAACAGCATTTGGTGTTCAAGCAGGATATACAAACAACGCAAACAACAACGCATTTTTTGGATACCAAGCAGGGTATAAAAACGCATCTGGAACAAACAATGCGGCTTTTGGGGCGTATCGACCTTTATACGAAAATGTGTCTGGATCGTTCAATACTGCAATTGGTGACCAAGCGGGGTATTACTCAACAGGAGGAAACAATACATTCCTTGGCTATAAAGCAGGATTTGGCGCTGTAGCAGGTAATACAGGAACAAATATTGTAGCTATTGGTGACAACGCTTTATTGGCAAATACATCAGGCGGTCAACTGGTTGCCATTGGCACAAATGCCATGATAGCCAACACATCTGGTCAATATAATGTGGCGGTTGGTCAACAGGCACTTAACGGAAACACCACAGCCTCAAACAACACTGCCGTAGGTTATCAAGCGGGGTATAGCAATACAACTTCCGTAAGCAATGTGTCAATCGGCTATCAAGCCATGTACGGCCTTAACACTGGGGCTGGCGGCAATGTGGCAATTGGCGATTCAGCCATGTACGATGTTAAGCAAACTGCTGGAACAAACATTGCAATTGGTCTTGGCACTATGCGTGGCGTTGCGGCTATTGGCGCTGGAAATATTGCCATCGGTCAAGCAACGATGTACCCCCTGACAACTGGCAGTAACAACACGATTGTTGGCGGCTACGCAGGAATATTTACTCCTGCTGGACGGCAACTTACTTCAGGCTCCAACAATGCGGGCTTTGGAGCAAGTTGTCTTGCAGTTACTGCTGGTGGTTCAGGTAATACGGCCATGGGAATGCAGACTCTTTATCAATCCAATGCTGACTTCAACACTGCCATAGGTTATCTTGCTGGATACAATGTAACAAGTGGCGTAGGCAACACATTCTTAGGTGGATTAACTGGGCAGTTTGGCGGCGGTGCTGGCCCATCGACAGGCTCATATAACACCTACATAGGCTATGGCTCAATATCATCAAGCGCTGGTGTAACTGGTGAATTGGTGGTTACCGCCAGAGGCTCTGATAACTCAACAACAGGTAAGGGCGCATCTACAGGATTTATCAGCCCTGCTGGTGGCGGCGTTTACCAAGGTAACAATGGTGCAACATGGTCAGTTACTTCTGACCAGCGCCTGAAGAAAAACATTGTTGACAACAATGTTGGCCTTGAAAAGATTACGGCCATTCAAGTGCGAAACTTTGAATATCGCTTGCCAGAAGAAGTTGATGCAGAACTCAAGCCAACTGATGCAATTGAAAAATCTGGCGTACAACTTGGCGTGATTGCACAAGAACTGCAACAGGTATTGCCAGATTGCGTCAAGACCGAATCCACGGGCGTTATGGCAGTTGATGCCGACAATTTGACTTGGTATCTAGTCAACGCCGTCAAAGAACTCAAAGCAGAGTTTGACGCATACAAAGCATCTCACCCTTAATTCATAGGAGCGCCAGCATGACAACCTTCACCACCACCATCACCGCCATGTACACCCTGCAACAACCTGACCCCAATTATGTGGTCAATGTTTTGTGGGAGGTCACTGGGGTAGACGGTGAATACACCGCATCCATTGGCGGCAACACCCAATTTACCAGCCAGCAAGGCCCGGACTTCATTCCGTACAGTGAATTGACAGAAGCCACGGTAATTGGGTGGATTCCCGCTGACGCACTTGCAAGCGCACAAGCCTGTGTGCAGGGCCAGTTGGATTCAATGGCAAATCCTCCCGTGTCACCGCAAAATACACCTTTGCCCTGGGCTTAAAATTTATGTATTATGTCTATCAACACAGACGCAATGACACCAATGCTGTGTTTTATGTTGGCAAGGGTAAAGGATACCGTTGCAATCAAAAAACGGGCCGCAACATTTATTGGCATCGTGTTGCCGACAAGCATGGTTATTCTGTTGAAAAAGTTGTAGCCGACTTAGATGAAGAATTGGCTTTGCTTGTTGAGCATGAATTGATAGACCAATACAAAAAATTAAATTTTGTTTTAGCTAATTTGGCTGAAGGCGGCAAAGGTTCGTCTGGCTACAAATTCACGCCAGATCAAATTAAAAATGTCATAGTTGCTCATACTGGCAAAAAACATTCCGCTGAAACCAGGGCCAAGATGTCGGCGGCCAAAAAAGGCAAGCCACCAAATAACACTGGTAAAGCTTACAAGATGAAGCAACCAATGCCATTAGAGTTGCGCTTAAAAATGAGTGAGCAAAGGCGTGGACGCATCATGTCGGAAGAATCCAGCATTAAAAAAAGTTTGGCTACAAAGGGTAGGCCGCTGTCAGAGTCAAACCGTGCCAATATTGCAAAAACTTGGTCTGACCCTGAGTTACGGGCAAGACACTCACAACGAATGAAAGAGGTTATAGCCATGAAAAAAATGATCACCCCGCCTGTCAGCCCTGCAAATACAGCTTTGCCTTGGGCTACGGCATAATTAAAAAAGGGCAACCCGCTGGCCCTGACAGCGGATAACTAAATGGAGAATGAAGATGGAAAAAATCAGCCTGTCAACCAATTTGGTCAATGGCATTTTGCAGTACCTTGGCGGTCAACCGTATGCACAAGTTGCAAACCTGATCACGGGAATCCAGCAAGAGGCACAAGGTCAGATTGCGCCTGCTGAACAAGCTCCAGTGGTGGAGTGAGGGATGACGGACTCTGTCGAAACCCGTTTGGCCGTACATGAAGCCATCTGCACGGAGCGATACAACAGCATTGATCGTTCTTTGCGGGACGGCGACAAGCGCATGACCAAGATCGAGATACTCCTGTATCTGCTGATCGTGGCTGTGTTGTTCGGCCCAGGGGTGGCGGGAGAGTTCGTCAAAAAGATTTTAGGGATATGAAATCGACCCCATAACTGCATTTGCCCTCTGCAAGGGTGCTTATGAGGGTATAAAAGGTTGCATATCCGTCTATCAAGACCTGAAGAAGACCGGGTCTGATCTGACAAAGATTACTGGAGAAGTTGGAGGAGCACTGTCAAGCTTCTTCAAGGGACACGCAGAACTTGAAGCCAGCCACGAGAAGGCTGAAGTTCAACGGGAAGAAAATCAAAGGAAGGGGATCAAAGACGACCTTGCCACACAAGCCATCGACAATGTGATGTATCTGCGGCAGACCAAGCAGTTCTATGCTGATCTTGAGAAAATGGTGCGCTGGGAGATGGGAATGCCCGATCTGTGGCATGACATTGTGGAAGAGTACCAGCGGCTATTGGATCAAAAGTCCGAACAGGCGGCGCGTGAGTTGCACGAAAAGCGGGTGAAAGCATGGCGGCGACAAAGATTAAAAAATCAGATGCTGGACAGGGTTCTGGAAACGGCGGCGGTGGCTTTCGTAGTCGGCTACCTGATCTGCCTGATGTGGCTAATCAGTCTTCATCGTCGGGGTCGTTTGGATACATTCTTGTCCTGATCCTTTTTGCACTTGTCTTCGTGCTCGTGCTCCCCCTGGTTGGCCTGATGTATGTAGACACCATGGTCGTCAAACGCGAGGCCAAGGCACAAATGGAAAAGGTCGAAAAATTGCGAAAGCAGATGGAAGAAAATGCCAGAAGAGAAGCTGAACCCAAATGACACCTTGAGCAAGGTGCTGGCCTATGTGGACAGCCCATTCAAGTTGATCGCCATCTTGGTGATGGGGGTTATGGCCTTTGCAGGGTACTTTGTTTGGCAGAACCAAGAGTTCTTGCTTGGTGCGTACAAAGAGAACCAGAGGCTCCCTTCCATCAATGAGGAGCGGGTAGAGGATGCGGCTGGGATGCTGTTCAAACAGACCTCGGCGACTGTGGTGGCGGTGTTCAAGGTCAACCCTCTGTTTGGTAGCCGGGTGGTTCACCGGGCTTATACCCGCGAGGGCAGAGACAAATCTGTTGAAGGGATTGATGTTGGCTTATTTACTTCCAATGCGGCAAACAACCACGATGTCATTCGGCTCATGGCAAACGAAACACCATGTGGTGAATACCTCAAACCACAATCCGAAGTTGGCCTCTGGTACACGGCACAAGGTGTCATCTACACCTGTCGCACACCAGTCCCACCAGACATATCCCGGTTCGTCGGGCAAATTACCGTTGGGTTCAAGAGTGAACCTGAAGACCTGAGCGGAACAGTCGCCATGATGGAGATTGCCGCCACCATGCTCACCAAAAGGAGTCCTTGATGCTTACCCTATTCTCAACCCTGATCTCTTTCCTGATGGGCGGTTTGCCCAAGTTGCTGGAGTTCTTCCAAGACCGCAGTGACAAAAAACATGAGATGGCCCTGGCCCAGCTTCAGATACAGCGGGAGTTGGAGATGCGAAAACTCGGGTTTGAGGCCCAGGAGCGGGTCGAGCATATCAAGTCCGAGCAACTGGAGATGGAAACCAAGTCCAATGAGAAGCAAGCCCTGATCGGCGCTCAACAGGCTGAGATGCAGGCCATATATGCCCACGACACCAGCTTAAACGAGGGCACAAGCACCTGGATGAAGAATCTGAGGGCATCGGTGCGGCCAGTCATTACTTACGGCTTCTTCCTGCTTTTGGTGGGCATTGACGCATCTCTGGCTTGGCACGGCTTCACCACCAATGTGCCTTTTGATGAAATGGCCGACCAACTGTGGGATGACAACACCCAGGCTCTGTTTGCTTCGATTATTGCGTTTCACTTTGGCGGCAGGGCGTTCGGCAAATGAAAGCCAGCCCCCTCGCTTGCGAGGTCATACGCCACCACGAGGGCATTCGGTATAAACCCTACCGTTGCCCCGCAAGGCTGTGGACGATTGGCGTTGGGCATGTGCTGTACCCCGAGCAAGGAAAAATCAAGCTCGAAAATCGTGACGAGTTTCTTTTGCGCCCGGAAGACAATCGCGCATGGACAAAGGAAGAGGTAGATGGACTTCTCAGGTTTGATCTTACAAGGTTCGAGCGTGGAGTGGCTCAGTTTTGCCCCGTTCCCTTTACACAAGGCATGTTTGATGGCCTTGTCAGCTTTAGTTTTAATGTCGGTCTTGGAACACTCCAGCGTTCGACGCTTCGTCAAAAGTTGCTTCGGGGCGATAAAACGGGCGCTGGCAAGGAGTTCTTGAAATACATCATGGGCGGGGGGAAAATCCAAAAAGGCTTGCAAAACAGGCGGATTGACGAGAGAGCATTGTTTTTATCTTGAATGGGTCTTAAAATGCCCCCCAAAGGAGTTCCCGTATGACCACTGCCAGCGGGTTATTGCAAGGCTTTCACAAGCATCACATCACGCCCAAATTCCTTGGTGGCAACGATAGCTCCTCAAATTTAGTTTTGTTGCACCCAATCGATCATGCAATTGCACATTTTGTGCGATGGAAAATGTATAGGTTTGATGGTGATGCTTGGGCATTCAACATGCTCAAAGGTTTTGTTGAAAACGATGGCATCGTGGCAAAGGGCATGAGCCACACAGAAGAAGCCAAAATAAAAATTGGCATTGCAAGCGCAACCAGAAAAAGAAAGCCGCATTCCGAAGAAACAAAGGCCAAAATTTCCGCAAAAAAAGCTGGCAAAGTGAGCAATCGCAAAGGTGTTAAATTGAGCGAAGAAGTCATAGAAAAAATGCGGTGTGCGCGAATCGGCCAAACGCCATGGAATAAGGGTTCTATAGGCGTCATGACGCCGTGGAACAAAGGCAAGACTGGATTGCAAAGCGCTTGGAACAAGGGCATGATTGGCGTGTCAAAATGGCCTGAAGAAAAAAGACTGGCTCATTCACAGCGCATCAAGCAAATTTGGGATAAGCGGAAGCAGGAATCATTATGACTACAGCCCAAGTGATGACATTCGACTCGCTGGTGGAGAACATCCAGTCATATCTGGAACGCTCTGATACCGCCACGCTTGAGAAGATCCCACTTTTCATCATGCTGGCCGAGCAAGTCATTGCCAGTCAGATCAAGTTCCTTGGGAACCTGACCGTCAACACCTCGGCCATGGTTGCCACCCAGGCGATCATTGACAAGCCTGCCCGGTGGCACAAAACGGTCTCGATGAACATCACCGTGGCCGGGAAGCGATACCCAGTTCTGCTCCGCAAGTACGAGTACCTCCGTGAGTATTGGCCCAACGCCACCACCACGAGCGTCCCCAAGTTCTACTGCGACTACGACTACACCCACTGGCTCGTGGCCCCCACCCCTGCCTCGGCTTACAGCTTTGAAGTGCTGTACTACGAGCGCGTCCAGCCTCTGGACTCAAGCAACCAGACCAACTGGTTCACCATCTACGCCCCGCAAGCCTTGCTCTATGGGTCTTTGCTCCAGGCCATGCCGTTCCTGAAGAACGACGAGCGCATGGGCATGTGGCAACAACAGTACGACTTGATCATCCAGACCTTGAAGGTGGAGGATCAGTCTCGCGTTGGCGACAGACAAGCCGTGGCGATTGACACCTAAAGGAACCCCTCATGAGTTACAACAGCCCATTTACGGGTAATGTCGTCCAGCCAACGGATGTCTCGTACAGAGCGATCACGCTGAGTGCCAACACTCAGTTGCAGTGGCCCATCAACGGGACATCGACCAACGATGCCGCCGCCAGGATCATGGAGGTCACGGCCACCACGACCAGCCTGCAACTGTGGATGCCGCCTGCCAACCAAGCATCGGTAGGCCAGGATGCAATGATCCGCAACAAGGGCACAAACACCTTTGTCGTGTACGACTACGCTGGCGCACACACCATTGTCAGCATCCCCGCTGGCGAGGCCCGGTACATCTACATCACCGCCAACCCTGACGAGTCTGGGACTTGGGGGATCATCGCCTTTGGTATCGGCTCCTCCGGGGCAGATGCGGCCACCCTTGCTGGGTACGGCCTGACCGCCATTGGGGCCACGCTGAACCAGAGCCAGCCAGTCACGACCTTCAGTTCCAACTACACCGCCCTGGTGTCAGACCGCGCCAGCACCTATGTGTGGACGGGTGGCGCAGGCACTTTAACTTTGCCTTTAGCCGCAACCCTTGGAGACAACTGGTTCATGCTGGTTCGCAACGGCGGATCGGGCACTTTGACTGTCCAGACCTCTGGCTCCCAGCTTTTCAACGGTTCCACATCGGTGATCTTGCAGGTCGGGGACTCGTGCTTTATCTGCTGTTCGGGGCTTGCGTTCTACTCTGTGGGCCTGGGTCGGAGCACCCAGTTCAACTTCACTCAGTTGACCAAGGCGGTTACAAACGGGTCATATACCCTGACCGCCACCGAAGCGGCCAATGTGATTCAGAAGTACACCGGGACTTTGACGGGCAATGTGACTGTCGTCCTGCCAAAGACCATTCAGGTGTACTACATCACCAACCAGACGGATGCGGGTTCATCTGCATACGAGATTACCTTCACCACCAGCACCACTGGCGCGGCAACGGCCATTGTTCCTGCTGGTCAACAGGTGATCTTGCTGTGCGACTCGGCCAATTTGCTGAACGCCTCAACCATTGCCGCTGGCGCATCAAACATTTCCCTGGTGAACGGTAGCGCAGGCGCTCCCGCACTGAACTTTGCCTCCGAGGCCACCACGGGCATCTACCACGGAGCCTCCGGGGAGTTCAATACCTCCATCACGGGCACTCTAAGATCAACCTTGTCGGCCACTGGGCTGGCAATTGTGGGCACTGGCAACTTCACTGATGGTGTCGCCGGGGGCATCTTCACATGACATCCAAGGTATTTGCCCTCGATACCAAGCCTGGAATCCAGCGTGATGGAACTATTTTTGACAAAGAGTTCTACAACGATGGCAAGTGGGTTCGCTTCCAGCGTGGACGCCCACGCAAGATGCTGGGGTATCGGCAAATCACCAACCAGATGACCGGGCCATCCCGTGGTATCTGGGTCAACTCGCAAAACAACTTCACATCGATCTTCAGCGGCTACAACAACGGCCTCCAAGTTCTGAGCATCGACCAAAACGGCGTTGGGTCTGGAATCAGTGACTTCACCCTGACCAGCTTCACCGCCTCCGACCTCAACTTGTGGCAGTTCGACGGCTTCTTTGATGTGGCAGGGTCGGGCGAGAGCGTCCTTTTGGCCCATCCTGGGCAGAACTTGCAGGCCATCGACAGCACCGCAAACACGCCCGTGCTGTACGGGAGCCTGACTGGGTCTTCATTGAGCAAGATCGGTGTTTTTACTGACACCGGGTCAACGACAAACTTCAGCCCCATTGTGACTTTTGCCGCCAACAATTTGCTGATGGGGGCTGGTCAGACCGTGACAGGATCTGGCATCCCCACCAACACAAAGGTCGTATCTGCCAGTCTTGTGAGCACCACAAACACCTTGGCTGGCGTTGCAGTCACTGGCGTAGCTGGTCAATTCTCATGCAGTGCTACCACCCTGCTCCTTAACCAGACAATCATTGTGACTGGGACTTTGACGGGAACTGCCACTGGAGTTTCCGCTGGAACCTACTACATCGTCGCAACGAACGGAAGCACCACCTTCACCTTGTCGTCAACTTACGGCGGGGCGGGGATCGTTACGACAGCAGGAACGACTGCTGGCCTGACCTTTGTTGTGCAAGTCTCCAGCCTGTGGACTGTTGTTCTGAGCGCAAACGCCACAGCCACAGCCTCCGTCACTTTGACCTTTGACAACAATGTCTCAGTGTCTGGCGGGGTGGTTTCCCTGCACCCGTATGTCTTCGTGTACGGCAACAACGGGTTCATCAAGAACTGCGGCGCAGGCAACACAGACGACTGGGTCTCTGCGGACGCCAACGAGGTCAATGTAGCCACGGGAAAGATTGTCCAAGGGCTACCCGTCAGGGGTGGCTCAAACGCCCCTTCTGGGCTGTTCTGGAGCCTTGACAGCCTTGTTCGCGTGTCCTACATCGGCGGCCAGGGAACTCCAGTCCAGTATTGGCGGTATGACATCATTGCCCAAACATCGATCCTGTCTTCCCAGTCAGCGATTGAGTACGATGGCATCTACTACTGGTGCGGTGTGGATCGCTTCCTGATGTACAACGGTGTGGTCAAAGAGATCCCCAACAACATGAACCAAAACTGGTTCTACGACAACCTGAACTACGACCAGCGCCAAAAGGTCTGGGCGTCTAAGGTTCCTCGGTACGGCGAGATCTGGTGGTTCTACCCCCGTGGAGATGCCACCGAATGCACGGATGCGATCATCTACAACACCCGCGAAAACACTTGGTATGACGCTGGTCAGGCTGTTGGCGCTCAACGCTCGGCAGGGTACTTCTCTCAGGTTTTTCACTATCCCGTGGCGGCAGGCTGGAATGTGAGCGAACAGACCGCCGTGTTCTCGGCAAGTTTCACCACTGTGAGCGGCAGAAATACGCTGTACCTTGACACCTACAACACGCAAGTGGCCTTGAGGCAGTTGATCACCGGGGCAAACATTCCCGCCAACACCACCGTGACTTTGATCAGTTCCAGCGGCATCAAGACCCTTGGGGCCATCACTGGTGGGTCTTTGTACACCAACGGGACATACACCAATGTGGCCCTGACAAGCACAGTTGGCGTGAACGCTCGGGCAACCATTGTGGTGAGCGGGGCCGCTGTGACATCTGTGACCATCACCACTGTCGGTTCTGGGTACATCGTCGGAGGTGCTTTGAGCGCCACTGCGGCAAGCATCGGCGGGACTGGATCGGGATTCACCGTACCGATCTCGGCCATCTACGCCCAGATCATCACCATGAGCGCCGCCGCAACCGGGTCTGCAACTCAAACGCTGACCTTCAGCACCCCGGCAAATCAGATCTCCATCTGGCAACACGAGACTGGCGTCAATTCCGTCGAAGGGCAGAATCAAAACGCCATCGAGAGCTATTTTGAGACCAATGACTTGGGTCTGGTGTCTGGTGGGCCATCTCAGCCTTCCCCCGTGGGGGAGAATTTCTGGTTGCACCTTGAGCGCGTGGAGCCTGACTTCCTCCAGCAAGGCGTCATGGAGATGTATGTCACTGGCCGACCCTTTGCCCAGGGCGAAGACAAGACCACCGGGCCATACCTATTTGACCCAACCACCGGGAAGATTGACATCAGAGAGCAACGCCGGGAGCTTCGCCTGCGCTTTTTGAGCAATGTGGTCAACGGCGACTATCAGGTCGGTCGGATCGTTTTGAACGCCAACACGGGCGATGTGAGGCCATATGGCGCTTAACCCAGCACAGATCTACGACCCCAGGTTTCATACTTTTGATTCCTGGGCATCGCTCATGTGCGAGTTATACGCCCCGCAACAACTGGAGATCCCACACGCCACCACGGATTGGAGAATCTGGGGCAATGGGATCAGAGCCATCGATGTGTTTGCCAATGAAGCAATACCCATGACCGAGAACTTTGACAACTGGTTTGACTGGGCTGAAGCCTTGGTCAATGCTGTGAACCCGGCGGTGGCGTGATGGCAACACCAGAAGAACTAGCCGCCCAGAGCGCCAAGAACTTAAATGTCGGTTTCACCCCCAACACGGGCGGTGATCCACAAATCACTCGATCAGACCTTGTCGGAGGAAAGGTGTTAACGGGCGCTGATGGAAATGATTATTACTTTGCGCCAAGGGAGTATGTAAATAGAGGGTTTTTGCACAACATCGACGGTAACCCTTACCAGATGTACAACTCCAGATTTTTGGATGGCAATGTTTTCAAGAACGCCCAGCAATTTACTTCACCAGAAGGGGTTCCTGGCTTTGTCTGGAAGAAGCAAGATGCAATAAATTTGCAGTTGACGAATGCTGATGGCGACAGTCGAGTCGGTGGTTATTACATAACCGGGGATGAGCCTGCAATTATTGGCATCGGTAACCCCAATGCAACTCGGGATGATCACCTTGGTCTTATGGCCTATGTCACTGTGCCGCGCAAGGTAAGCGATCAGATGGTGTACCAAGACTACATCACCAATGATGGGAGTTCTAACGGCCTGCACTGGGACGGCAACAGGGGATATGAATATATTCTCAAGGGCTGGGTTCCTGATATGTTGCGGAAGTCCTTGCCTACCGTCAACGCGATCATGCCAATCGTTATGGAGGTACTGGCTCCAGGCACTGGGGCGGGGGCAACCTACGCCACATGGTCTGCTGGCACAGCGGCCACTCTTGAGGCTTTGAGGACTGGTAATGTTGAAAAAGGTGTTGTTGATCTTGCAAAAATATATGCTGTTGGGCAAGTTGCCGATCTTGTAAATTATGGGGTGAGTGCGTATATGCCCACCCTTGAGTTGGGCAAGGTGGCAACAGCCATTTTGGGCGGCGCAGGAACAAACGCAATTGTCCAGGGCTTATACGGCAAAGATGTCGGCAAAGCCTTCATTGATGGCGGTATTGCGGCAGGTATCGGCTCCGTTGCCGGGTCAATATCCGGGTTCTCTCAGCTACCAGTACCGATCCAACGGGTGTTTGCCGCCGCAGTCACAACGAGCTTGCAAGGCAAGTCCCAAAAGGACATGGATGCCGCCACACTGCAAGCGGCCATTACCGCTGGCCTGGGCGCAATTGCAAACGGCCTGGAGGCAAACTCCAAGATCCAAAAAGAGCTTGGCCGGGAAGCCACGCCTGAAGAATTGAACAAGTTCATCTGGTACACAAACAGAGATGCGGCCTTCAACAACAAAGTCTATGACTACATGGGCGGCGTCAAGAAGGACTTCTCCCTCCAGAATGGCTTTGACACATACACCCTAGACGGCGTTGACTACAAGATTCCCACCAAAGATCTTGATGCTTTTGCCCAAACCCAAGACTGGAACAGTTGGGCTGATAAGCAAAATGCCGCAAGCATGAACATCACAGACCCCAGGCTTTATCTTGATGCCAAAGCGCAGAAAGAAGGCTGGGGAAGTGATGCGGAAAAAGCCGCCGCCACGCTTGGTGGGTTTACCTCCCCTGGCGAGTACACATCCGCTACCACCTTGGGGCTGGACAACAAGGCCGAGTATCAGGACTACCAGAACAAAGCCGCCATCTACAAGGAAATTACTGGTAAAGACGCCACCATCAATGATGTCAGGGACTTCATCCGCAATATCCCAACAACCGCAGACTCCAAAGAGGTAATGCGTGAATTGATTTCTGGCAAAAAACCAGAGGATATTGACAAGAAGTACGACTACAACGGCGATGGCGTAGTTGACATGACCGATGCCATTGAGATGCTCAAGGCCGAGAAAGGCATGTCTACTGTCACGCCAAACCCCAACACCATTTGGGGCCAGATTAAGGCGACAGACGAGCAGTTCAGAACAAAAGTTTCTGACAAGACCGAAGAAGAAAAAGTCATTGCCATGTTGCAGGATCGGGGCATCTCGCCAAATGCAGAGCGTGTAGCGGCCATCATGAAGGACTGGGACTTCAATCCAAGCACCCCAAGTATTGGTTTCTCTGAGGCGTTTGACAAGTCCGACAAGCTGAGTATTGCCAACTCCAGGGCAGACAGTGTTCAGGAGGCGGCGGCACTTGCCAAGTCATTGGGGTACTCCAGCTTCAACTATGGCGGCAGTGAGTACAAGATCAACACCAACGCCCCGCAGACCAACCCCTACGACTTCTTTGCCGACAAAAACGAAGCAATGAAGGCGGCAAGGGCTGACCTTGGCCCTGGGCAGGTGTTCTCTTGGACTGACCCGACAACTGGCGTCACAAAACAATACAACACCTACAACGCACAAGAGCAGTCCGCCGTGGATCAAAAGCGCATCGACATGATGCCTGCCTACAGCGATCTTTCGGCAAACACTAGGACGGGAAGACCAGCAGGCGCTGAAAACTTGTTTGTCGGCAAAAATGATGGCAAGGTCTACGAAGACACCCGAGTGTTTGACCAAAATGGAAATGTGGTGTCTGGATCTTTGAGTGTTGCGGACAGATCCAAAACAGCCGAAGTTGCAGGCGCTCTGATGCTTGACGCCACCTCCCAGCTTGGAGATGCCTTCCTGGGCGTGGCAAAAGCTGTTGGATTGGTTGACCGAGGCGGCAAGGTTGATAGCGCCATGAAGGACTATGTAGCCTTTGCGGACAGCAAAGTCCCGGCAGAAGTCAAAGCTCAGTCCGCTGAATTTGCGGCCAACATGAAGTCCATCATGGACGATCCAAACAAGAATTGGACAGATGCTGTGGCGGCAGTTGGCAAATCCCCCTTTAAGCAACCGCTTATGGTTGCTTTTAGTTTGGCATCTGAGATCGCGCAAGAAGCCCCAATGCTTGGGGCGGCTGGTCTTACCAAGTGGGCCGCAAAAGCCTTCCAAGCCGCTCCAGCCATTGCAAGCAAGTTCGGCGTTGGGGTGGATGTCGTTTTGAACATGATGGAGTCTGGCGGAGCGGCGGCAAATGATGCCTACACCCGATCCATCAACTCAACCAAAGATGCCGTGAAGAACGGATCAATGACGCAAGATCAGGCAGACGCCTTGGCTGAGTCAGCGTCCACAAAAGCTTTGGGCCTTGCATCGTCTGTCACTGGTGGCCTTTTATTGGTTCCCGGTGGAAACGCATTGACCAAACAGATCTTCAGGGATTCTGGAGCAAACGATGCTGTCAGTGGCGCATTCAAGACCGTCATAAAAACCACGGGCAAAGAAGCCGTCTCAGAAGTCGTGGAAGCTTCGACGATTGAGGGCATAACCCAAAAACTGATAAACCCAGATGGCAGTTTTAATTGGAAAGCAATTGCCAACCAAGGGGCCATGGATGCCTTGATAGGCGGAAAAACAGCCGGGGTAATTTCTGCCGCTGATGTAGGTGTTGATGCACTGTCACATCGTCTTTCAGACAATGGAGTGACTCAGGCCGACATTGATGCCATGCAAAACGGCATCAAAAATTCTGTAAAAGGTGGCGGCACAAGCATCACTGCAAGCAAGAATCAAATTGCTGATCAATTGCAAGATTTTGGATATACGCCAGACATGGCAAATCGTGTCGCCAGCCAATATGCTGACAGCGTTGCAAACAATTCCATTTCATCATTCTTGGAGACAACTGGTGTTGATGCAAGCAAGATCCAAGATCTTACGGGTCAGATTTACACCAGTCTGCAAAACAGTCCCAATGTCGGATCATCTGCCGCATCAATTCAATCAATTCTGACCAACGCTGGCGTTGATAGCACATTGGCAAATTCAAGTGTTGGCTCTTTCCTTGGGACAACGACCACTGGCACAACGGGTACGACAGGTACTACGGGAACAACTGGAACAACTGGAACCACGGGTACTACCGGGACAACGGGCACTACTGGAACTACTGGAACTACTGGAACTACTGGAACTACTGGTACGACAGGAACCGCCGGGACTACGGGTACTACAGGAACAACTGGTACAACCGGGACTACCGGGACTACCGGGACTACCGGGACAACAGGAACAACAGGAACGACAGGAACGACAGGAACGACAGGAACGACAGGCACTACTGGAACTACTGGAACTACTGGCACAACTGGGACGACTGGGACGACTGGAACCACAGGTACTACTGGAACCACCGGGACAACCACCGCCACTCCATCGCTGACCAAAACAGATATTGAATCCATCGTCAATACGGCGATAAAAAACAACCCATCGCTGACGACTGAGCAGGTTACAAAAATTGTTGGTGATGCAATTGGTGCATTGCCAGTGGCCCCGACTTTAAAAGACATCAACACGGCCATCTCCAGTGCTCTTACAGCCGCCAAAGATGCTCAAGCCATCAAAGATGCCGAGGCGGAGAAAAAGAGACTGGCGGATGAGGCTGATGCCACTCGTCAGGCAAGTGTCAACAAAACCATTGCCGACCAAAATGCTGGCAGACAAACCCAACTTAGCAGGGGTTTGGCTGGCCTTGATTCCTCCGCTCCTTCGGGTATTGGCGGTGTCATCGCTCCTCTGGTTCCGTCCTTGCTCACCTCCAAAGAGATGAAGCCGCAGTTCCAGGGGGCGCTG